AATCTAGTTCTTCTTGGTGAACAGTAATTGCAGTTTCAAGCGTGACCAATGCAGCCATTGACGATGCAACCGATTCAGCATCGTTGATTTTTTCAGCGATCTGACGGTTAAGTTCATGCTGATACGCTTCGCCAGCAAATTGCTCAATGCGCTGTGTTAATAAGTTGCGCTTGTGTTCATCTGTTAGAAGTGTGTTGAAGTCAATAGCCATTTGTTTTCCCTTAGGTTTGTGGAATGTTGTCTAGAATTGTTGTTTCTGCGCCAGCCGTTCCAGCGCGAACAACAAGTTTTAGGGTGCCAGCGGTTGTGCCATCACGAAGATAAATCTTGGCTTGGTTGGCTAATGGATTGGCTGCTGCCGAAGTCATCTTTGTAAGTCGCAAACGACCACCACTATTTTCTTCAACCAATGTTGCCAAATCTGTAATGGTATTTATGTTTGTCGCTCTCAATACGCCTGCAGAACTCATTGTTGCCAATGCAGTACCGCCAGAGTTTTGCCATTGTTGTAAATCGCTAGATTGCGAAGCAGCACCACGAATAATCTGCCCAATAGTTCCAGCACTACGCGCTGTCACACTAGCCTGAGCAGGTGCGCTTACAGTTCCAGCGACAGTCTGCGCTCCAGTTGTTGCGTTCAAATACGAAACTGTGAACGGTGAAGTATTGCTAACTGCCGTTACTAATGCGCCTGTTGTGTTGTAACCCGTAGGAGTTACGCCAGCAACAACTATCAGATCACCAACGGCAAGGTTAGTCGCGCTAGTCATTGTCAAAGTTGCAGTTGTGCCATCGCCAGATGCAGCCGTTGTCGCGCCACCAACGCCAGAGTTAATTGTTGTTGTTGAGCCTGAATAGATTTGGGCAACTGCGTTACGACCGCCAAGGATGGTTGAAGCGGAGTTCATGTATTGCATTGAATCAACATTTGCGCTTGATGCCATGCGAACAATGATTCCAAGTTGCGATGCAGCAAAAGGTTTTACGCTTAATAAGTTGTTGTTAATAACTCCTGTGCCACCGAGAGATAAAAAAGCATTTGAATTCATAGCAGAGCGAATTGTTCCGCCGTCAATTTGCCATTCTTGCAAGTTGGCTGTTTGTGATGCCACTCCACGAATTATTGAAGTAACAATAGATACTCCGCCACCCACTATTCCAAGTCTTACGCCTAACGAAGTTGTTGAACCAGCCGTAATATTTCCTTGAGCAATAAAAGAACCAGCAGATGAAAAAGCATTTAAAAGTGCATCAGCAGAACTTCTAATTTCTAGAGTGTTTACGCTTTGACCAGCAACACCAATTATTTTCAAACCAATAACATCGCTAGCGTTTGTAATCGTATGACCGCCAACTGTGAAAGCGTTGGCTGAACCTAGTCGCGCATAGCGACCATCATTAGTTGTATTTTGTGCAGTTTGGTCAAAGCCTAATTGCGCTGAAGTCAAAGTTCCAGAGTTAGTGATTGGAGCAGTAACGCCAATTACACCACTTGATCCTGTCGCGCCTGTGGCTCCAGTTGCACCCGTTGCTCCAGTAGCCCCTGTTGCCCCTTGAATGCCTACGTTTGAAGTCGTAATATTTGCCGTAGTTTCAGTTACTGAAATTGTTGCCGATGTATCGGAAGTGACTACAACGCTTGCATTGGTTTCAGCTATGACAATTGTTGCATCAGCCATTACTTCGTAACCTCTGGATCAACTAGGAAAGTTCCCTGAATAAGTCTTGTCACCGCGCTACCGCCAGATACAAGTTCCAAGTCATAAACGTATTGTCCTGTTGCTACGCCTGCCGTTGTCGTAGCTGTCGCGTTGATAAGAATCGTGCCGGCAGTTCCACCTAGCGTGATTCCTGAACCGCTAGTTAAATTCAAGATCGCAGTATCAGAAGCAAAACTTGAGCGAACCTGCATACGGCCTGTATATCCCGTTAGATTGACAGGTAAAGAATTAACATTCCAAGTAAGCGATAAATCAAAAGTCGCGCCCTGATACATTGTGACGTTGTAAATTGCTGGATTCTGCATTGAAAGTCCTTAAGTTGTCATCGCGGCTGTTCGCGAGATTTCATTTAATTTATTGCCGTCTGAAATAAAACTGATTGTATAGGTTCTAGCAAGTCCTGCCGAACCAAGAACTGTCAAAGTACCTGTTGTTCTAAAGTGACTCGGATTAAAAGTTATGATTCTAGATGTTGAAGCAGTAGCTGATTTAACAATTAAATTGCAGAAAGTTCCAGCAGGAACAGATATTGATTGCGAAAGTGTAAAGGCAGCACCGCCATTTTCAAGTCTTATGACGTTATATTGTTCAAACGACAAATCTTGAGCCGCGCTAATAATTCCAATGTCAAGATAAGAACCACTAATGATTCCGCTACTAACTATTTTTATGCCGTTGATTCCTGCAATGAAACCTGAACCAGTTATGTCTGTGCTATTAACGATAGGAACGTCAAAAGTCGCTTGTGTTGTATTGACTAGAAATGCACTTGATAATGAAAGATAGTCAAAAGCATTGATAGTTAAAGCCTGAAGTTGATCTGAAAGATAAATAGAACTTGCATTCAAAGCTCCTAAATCATCTCGCAAGACAACTGAATTTGGAGTTTCAGTATTAGTAAATAAATATTTCGATTGAGTCATTATTGAACACCATAAACTGATTCAGGATTTAGTGGATCAATTTGTGCAATTGATTGCAACGCAGTCGATGGAAGTCCCGTATGTGAAATCTTAGGTAGGTTTAATGCCACCAAAACAGAAGCAGGATCAAAGCCCGATAAAATAAGTTTTTGAGCCATCGTAACGCGCTTATCAGTTTCAACAAGAGAAGCTGCGCCAAGATCAACGTTAGCCAAAGGCACACGATAAACATCGCCACCATCGACTGGTCGTAAATCCTCAAATCGTCTAATGTCATTAACACTTAAGAATCCTGCCTGCGAACCGATTGAATAACCATTCATGCGAGTTGCAAAGTCACCACGCAAAAGTCCATCTACGTTAAAGCGAATGAACGCGCCTTGTGGCAGTAGTGCGCTATAAGCATCTTCCATTTTGGCAATGTATGGGCGCAAGGTATGAGTCACAAAGTTAATGCTGTTTTGTTCTACGGATGCGTAAGACTGCGCTCCCGGTGTTGTTACGCCGATCATGTGCGGTGGAACTCTAAACATTCTTGCTACTTCTTCAATGGCTAACTTGCGACTATCTAACATCTGCGCTTCGTCTGGATTCACGCCAGTTCTAACAAACTTTGCGCCACCTGTTAGAAGTCCAGTTTTGTTTGACTTTCTAAATCCGCTATGACGTTGATTAAATCCATCAACAAGGTTCTTAGCTTGATCGCTGTTTAGGCTTTGTGGAGTTTCGATAATTCCTGAAGTTGTTGCGCCTTGTCCAAAGAACCTAGAAGCAAAAGATTGCAGGGCAGTTGTTAGACCTAGATTGTCTTTAAGTTCTGTGACTCTAGACATTCCGCGCAGATCGCCAGCCTTGCGCAATTCTGTAATCTGAAGCATATCTTGTTTGCTTACTGCTACTGATTCGTTTTCGTCAATGATGTATTCGATCTCACGAGTTACTTTGTTACGAGATACACGAACCCGATACGGGTCTATGACAACAAGGTTGATAACCTGACCAGAGTTATCGCGGAATACTCGAATGAAAGCGTTGCCGTCTAACAATAAAGAAATAAGAACTTGTTGGTAATGTTCTGAACGCAACAGATCAACGTCTGGTCTTTGAATCCAAGCAGGTTGCGGGCGATAAGGCACACGATCACCATCACGCCGAATGAAGGAATCAACTGGAAGCGTTGAGATCGTGTCAGAGATTAAAAGAACGCAAGCGTAGAAAGCATTAATTTTCATCGCTTGAGTTTGATCTATGTTTGTGCCGGCTTCAGTTGTGAATGCAAAAGAATCGCCTGCGCCCCAAATGGATTGAAAGCTGATCGCGCGTTCTTCTTCATTGCGACCTGTTAAATTACCAAGCATTATTGACCCTTCTCAAATGCAATACCAACTAGCAAAAGACTTACGCCAGCTGCGACTATGCCTAATGGCAGGATGAACAAACCTAGACCTAGTGAGATTGTTGCTAGACCAACCACTTGCAAGATAGACGGGATCAATGCAACTCCTAGAAACTAAAGAACTGTGGCACAACGGGTTCTTCTCTGGAAACAGTTGCCCTATCAAATCCTATGATACTAGCAACGGCGGCATCTATCTTTCGTGGTGAACCACGATGTTCTTTCACGATGCGTGGCCCTAGTCTGTCGGTCTTAACAACTGCGTTCTGCAAGTGACGTAGAAGCAACGGATTTCCATCATGCGTTAGTTTGCCTGACACAACCGCATCATAGAACTTTGAACACGCTGGAACCATGCGAGCAGGTGACGTACTAGGCCATTCAACTATCGGGAATCCTGCTTCATCTAAAACCTGCATTGTTCGTTGCCAACGGAAAGGATCACAAGCAATTTCTCGCACGTTATGAGTTCCGCAAAATTCAATGATCGTATTTTCAACTTCAAGAATGTCCACTCGCCAATCATCTTGATCTTCTGGTTGCTTTTCCCACGCCTTGACCATAAAGACAAACGGCTGTTCTTCACAAGTAACGCCGACAATAACAGAAGCATCACCACTAAACGAACCATCGAAACCTAAGACAACTGGAACGTCTGGATCAATTGTGCGTTTAGTTTCTAGTTGTTCCCATGCACCATTAGGTAGCCACGCGGTTTGACTGCTCACCCATTGATTGCATCGCTTAGTTCTGAACTCTGCTTCTGGTGTTCGCTTGACCATAGCTGCAAAATCTTTTGGATCATTGAGATCGCCAAATGCCGGGTTCGCTTGTTTCCAAGTCGCTTCTGAATGGTGATCTGCTTCCCCTTCTGCTTCCCACCATGCCATAAAAAAACTGGTATCAACAATTTCTTTTTGGGCAACTCGTTTGCCGTATTGATAAAGGTTGTAAGCGATTGAATCTTGACCAGTTGAATCCGCTTTGACTCCTGCGGTAGTTAATGAGATCAACATTGGTTCACGCCTTGCGCCCATTCCAAGTTGCATAACGTCAAATAGTTCGCGATTAGGTGATGCGTGAAGTTCGTCAAAGATAACGCAGGTTGGACTTAGACCTTCTTTAGAATAAGACTCACTTGAGAGAACGCGATAAACAGAACCAGTTGCCGGTACTTCTATGGCATCGCGGTACACGTTGCAAAGTTCCGCAAGTTCTGGTTCTGCTTCAATCATTCTCTTAGCATCGCTGAACACAATACGCGCCTGATCTTTATCAGCTGCACAAGAATAAACTTCACCACCAGCAGGCCCCATGATCAATGACCAAAGACCAATGCCAGAACCTAATGCGGATTTACCGTTCTTGCGAGCCATGCCAATTAGCGCGGTGCGGTGTCGAAACTTTCCATCTGTGCCGACTGCGAATAAATGCCTAAACAATTCGTGTTGCCAATCGCGTAGTTGCATCTTGTCACCTGCAAACCCGGCAACGGTTTCTTTAGTTTGAATAGCGAACGTGTCTATGAAGTCTGAAACTTGTGCGCCACGAGATTTTGTCAGCGCGGCTTTATTAACAGGTGTCAGCCAAGTTGGCGGCCATGACTCAATTTTTTTGACTGGCACGAGCCTTCAAGTCCTCAAGTTTTGACACACGTTTGACTTCAGCTACGCCAAGTCGTGAACGGTCTGTTGGTGTGAATCCAAGCAACGATAAATTAGCAACCAGTTGGCGATCTAGTTCACGCAACGACTTGCGTTCATCTGGTCTATTGTTTTGCAATACCTGAATACGCAAGTTGCGCCGTTCGTCTAGTAGCTCGCAAGTCATAAGCAGAATTTCAATGTCGGTTAGTGGGCTTAACCACGTTTGTCCCATGCCCCAGATGCGTTCCCAAAGTTCTGTCCCGGCAGACCCTAGTGGTCTGTTGGGTTCAGGGATTGAATAGGCAGATGGTAGAAGCACAAGTTCTTTCTGGTCTGGCAATGTTCGTTTGCCCGGATTGCCAGTAATGCGTTTCTGTTCAATTGGTTTTGGTGGTCTGCCACGCGGAGCCATATTTATTCCTTAACTGAAGAACCGCAAGTTGGACAAACTTTATCCTCTTTGAATTTTAACGGTTCGTCACTAACGTCACCTATTGGCGGTTGTAAAGATTCAAAACCTAGTTGTTCAAGTTCCCAACCGTTCGCATCAAGTTCTAGTAACTGATCTGCAAGAACCTTGTCATCCCATTCTGCAAGTTCTGCGGTGCGGTTGTCAGCTAGTGCGAACGCGCGTATCTGTTCCCAACTCCAACCAACTGGAGTTCTGGCAATAACGATTTCAATCCAACCCAAATTCTTTGCGGCTTCAAGTGTGCCGTTGCCGGCAACAACGATTGAGTCAGGTGTTACGCAGATTGGTTTGCGTTGTCCAAATTTCAGTAGTGAGTTCTCAATTGCTTGCAGGTTTCGCGCATCATGCTTCCGCGCATTTACTGGATCAGGCGTAAGGCTGCTGATCGCAACGGTTTCAATTTTCAAATCGGTCATGTTTTGAGTCTAACCAAAAACCGCGCAAATCCGCCATTTTCCCAAACTCTGAATTTCGCGGAGACCTGCGAAAGTTTGGGTCGGGGTATGCTGTGTAACGCTTGTATGAGATTTTGACCCGCCCTACCCTTTTTTTGGTGGAGTATTGCCACGCCTTGAGTTACAAGACCTATGCGCTGGAATCAACGGACTAGATGGATCGCCGGGGTAGTAGTGATCAGCCGTAAACGGATCATCCAACCTGCGGCCTTGTCCGCAAAGCCAACAGACCGTAGCCGTATCTCGTACTTGTTTAGCCTGTTTAGCGTATGAACCCTTGTAATGCGGTCTATTGGCGTTCCTATTGGCTTCTGCAACCTTCTGACAGTCGTTACAGAGTGATGGGTTACGGTGTAAGGCTTTGCACTTTAAGCAGGGTTTATTGAACGCCACGTTGCATGACTTTGCCGTTGGTGTAGCTGCGGTACTGGTCTAGTGTTCCGCGTGTATTTGGATCGTGCATAGATGCGGCTTCCATTGCCCGTAGCGCAGATAAGTCGTGGTTCTTGTTCCAGTCGGGTTTGTATTGCTTATCAGCTAATGAACCCAATGCAAGGTTCGCTCCTGATCCAATTGCCCAATAAGGCTGCGCAGATAGAACGCTTAAGTCCTCGCCAATTAAGAATGACTTGCCATGCGTTACAAGGATTGCTTCTGCATCCATTTCTTTATCTTTGACAACGTGATCAATCAATGGGATCACTTTAGTCACTAACCACTTGAGCCATGCGCCAGACTTAACAACATCTAGTGGTGGTTTAGGGTAATCAATGCCGTATTGCAACTGATCGCAGACTCTTGCGCTACCGGCAACGCCAATCAGCCAAGTATCTTGTTGAACGATCTTCTTCATGTTGGGATGAATAACGTCTGAAGTAATACCCTGATCTGCCGTTAATGCGCAGAAGTTATTTCCCGTTGTCGTGATGATCGTTGTCATGCGCTTAGTCTATTAAGGTCTAAGGCTTGTCTTGTCTATAGACACATTGGCAGCTTGTAAGCATTCCCAATAACTGTTGTGATCTTGTGTAGCACAACCTGAACGACAGATACCGTTGGATTCCATTAGTCATCCCAACTATTCTTAAGCCAGCCTTCAGATTTACCTTGTGCCGGGTTCTGTGTAATAAAAGTATGACAAGGCCTGCAAAGCAAAGCTAAGTTGTCCTTGTCGGTGATGCTTCCACCTCTAGCGCGTGTCTTAATCTCGTGAACATCTGTTGCGTAGTTGCTCTGGCAACGCTGGCATGGTGGAAAGTCGCGCAGTAGTTCTATGACCAACGCACGCCGTTCTGTCGCATAAATGGCTTCCATGCGCTTAGAACGGTGATGTATTGGTTTAGACATTAAATTCAGTATCCCTAACTAAGGCTTCGCATCGCAGTTTCATTAACTCCATGCCCATCTTAATATCGGGTTCTGAATGACTTAACTTAATTGATCTGATCGCTTCTAGTAACGTGTCGCGGTATGCCTTGATGCTTCTGTTGCGATAGCAAGCAGGACAAAGTGAATAGTCACCTCTAGCTGGATGTTCAATGACGTGCCACCAACCATCCGTTTGATTAGATGATCGGTGACAGTCGTTACAGTTATTTGTCATCAAACGGCCTGTTCAAATCATCGGTATATTTCCATTCCCGATCTAGTCGCGCAAAGATTGGTTCCATTGAGTGTGATTCGTGACCTAGTTCGATGTAACGAATTTGCTCATTGCGTAACGCTAAGTTGTAACCACTAAAGAACGTTATTAACAGAATTGCAAGCCCGGCAAGAATAAAGATGATTGTCATAACCACGGATCAACATCTGCGTTAGCTTCTTTAACTTTGTTTGCTTTGACTACGGCTGCAATCTCATCGGCAGTAATCTCTACGGCAGTACGCTCAACGCCGTTTTTGTCCTCATACTTTGAAACGCGAACTTTGCCAGTAACAAGAATTGATTGGCCTTTCTTAAACTGATCGCCAGCGGCTTCAGCTAGTCCACGCCATAGAACAATGTCGAAGTAACTGGTGTCACCATCTGACCATTGACCTTTGTCATCTTTCTTTCGTTCGTTACACGCGATGCGCAACTTGCAACGGCTAATGCCTGATGCAGTAACGGTGAAGTCTGGATCGAATACCAGATTTCCCTGCGCAATGATTGTTGGTAGTGCCATTTGTTTATCCTGCTTCCTTTTGATCGCGCAAAGTGCGCTTGTATTTTGCTTCTTGAGTTTGCGAACCAAATGAATCTTTGTATGGTTCGTCAATCCGTACTGGAGTTATGCCAAAGAACCTGCGCATTTCCTCTCGTACCTTTTCATTCGTGCCTGCCCAATAACCGCTTACCTTGACCTTTAGTGCGTAGTCAATGCAACCATCAAATACCGGGCAATTCATGCAAGTCTTTTCCAATAACTTTTCTATCTTTGGTGCCATGTTGTTAGTTGGAAAGAACAGTTCTGGGTCTAGCCCAATGCAACTCGCGCCGTCTGTGTTAAACATCCGAAATCTCGCTTGCAATTACCTGACAACCAATGCGATCTGTTGCGTATTGCTTTGAAGCACTAACGGCAATAACCAACGCATCGTCTGTATAAAGTCCGCCAGTTGTGAGTCCATCAAATGTGCTGCGAATCAGCTTGTCGAGATCAGGTTTAACCGCAGGCCACTTGCGCGTGACAGTCTTAGGTCTAGGCAAGTGAAACACCAGCGCGATCTCTACCGGTGTGTCCATTGAGTTAAGTGTTGCCCAACTCATGTGTTGCGCGGTCTTGATCGTTACGGCTTCGCGCCACGGCTTAACCTTTTTGCTTGACTCAACGATGACAACGCGCCCGTTCTTTACAAAGCCATTCTTAGAACCTTGTGGCGCAGGTTCGCCGTCTATCCAAAAACTAATCATCATCGACTACTAACCGCAGTTGAGCGATTAAGGCATCTTGTGTTTCTTGTAACTGGCGTGGCAGGGTTTGAGCGAATGCCATTGTCAGCATTCCAAAGAAGCCACCAAGCAAGAATAGAACTGATCCCAAGATAAATGTCATGCCGACTCCATGATTTCTGTTTTCTTGTTGTTGAATATAAGTCGCAAGTTGCGCTTCTCTGCTTCGCTAAATGCACCGCCTTGAATCAACGGCACGACTTCACTTAGTTCTACAAGTGACCCGGCATTACCAATGCGGTTAATCATCTTTTGAGTAGCTGTGCTTAGTTCTTTTGTTGCCTTTGGTGCAGGCTTTGATTCAACTGGTGCAGGCTGTTCTTTTGCCCATAGGTCTAGTGCCACGCCAAACCGCATTGCTGCGTTTCTGATCGCGTTACCAATCGCGCCTTTGGTTTGATCGAACTTGTCGCGGCCTTGCGGTTCGCCGTAGCCATAGCGAGTAACACCGCAGACCGTAAGTTCAATCCATAGACCGCCGTTTGAATCGAACGCTGGCAGTCCGGCATCCGTAAACGCTAACGGCTTCCAACTCCATGCAGAATCAACTTGAAGCAATCTATCTGTCACCCAAGCATGACTAACGTAATCAAGCTGCAAACCGCCAGTTGGAAGTTTCTGTATTTGTTCTTTTGGAAATGGTGCGCGTAACGCATCCTGCTGTTCTTGTTTCATGCTTTGTTCCTGTTCTCTTGTATGTTTTGAATCTTCGTGACAAGTGTGTAAAAGTCTTGTCTCGTCATCTTGCTTGTGTTAAATGGTTTATCAAGTAGGACAGACATAAACTCAACTTGTTGTGCCGGATGAGTCACTCCCAAATACTCCAGCATCTTTCTGATCTTGTGCTTATCGTCAAGTGTTGCGCGTTCCATTCCAAACGGTACATATCCCATTATTGACCGCCCAAGATAAACCAAGTGCCAACGAATAGAACCCAACCAATGCCGATAACAACAACGGCTTCGATCACTAAACCAATGAGTCTTGCTAGTGGTGTCCAGTTCCAATGACGCATTATGCCAGCCCATCGCATTCATTACAAAATGATGAACAGTCACCACTGCAGCAATCGCAAAAATCTACTGTCTTGAGATTTTGTAATTCTTTCTTAGTGTCTGCAACTGTTACGTTTGAATGATCGTTACAAACAACCATCCACTTCCATTCTGTGTTGCTTTGGTCTGCCTTTATAAATGTCACGTTCATTTGCTTTGTTTCCTTTGCTTCTCAAGAACCATTGTGGTTCTTCCTTATGTGTATAACAATACACGATTTAGGGCAGTTGTCTAGCCCATTTGGAAATTTTTTTTAACTAATTTAAGTACCCAAAAACCCTTAGAAATGCGCGTTTTTCTAGTCTTTCCTTTGGAATCTTGCCAGACTTTCGCAATTTCTCGCGTTCGATTGGATCAAATCCGCCCCACATTCCCCACTTTTCGTCAATGCCGATTTCTAGGCAGAATCCAACTACCGGGCAGATTTCACACAAGCGTTTGGCTATGGCGTATAGGTGCGGTTCTTCATCTGGTGGAAAGCAAGTATCAGGGTTTGCATCTCTGCAAGCTGCGGAATACATCCACGAATCAGGCGCGGTGCAGATCAGGCACATACCTGATTCAAGCCAAGCTTCGTGATCGCAGTCTTTGAGCATCTTTCTATTATGGTTGCTTAAGTCCTAATTCAACTAACTTGGCTCGCACATCATCTGGCATCCCCTGCGACTTAGGACTGGAACCAATTGCTCTAACGTTGTCCAGTTCGTGTTCGCGCGATCTGTAAGAAGTCCAGATTGCGTTCAGGTGCGCCGGCATAAGTGAATCTGTTGTGTTCTTGTAGTGTGTGCCAACGGCATCACGAGCAAACTCAAACGTCATTGTTTCGCTTAGTGCTAAAGACCAACCTTCAACTTTTGCTCGAAATCCTGATTCATCAACTGCGCCAAGTCTGGCATCTATCGCGCTTGCAATTGCTAAGACCTTGCCTATTTCTGCTTTGTTCATTGTTCTATTTCCTTTGTGTCATTTTCTAGATTCTTTAACCAGTCCATTGTCTTAGTAAACTTACTTTGCTTCGTGTTCCGTTGCGCTGCCAATCGCAGTTGGTCGTATTGCTTGCGAAGTTTGCCGGGACTCATGATGTTTCCACGCCAGAAGTCATCGGCCTGACACCATTCGATTGCTCTGGTTATCTGTTCCCAACTGCGTTCGTCAATACTGTTTAGGCGTTCCATGTCAGTTAGCCATTTGGCGTTTACAACTGGTCGCTTAGAACCGTTGGACTCAATCAGGTCAGCTAATAGATTGCAGGCCGCATAAATCTCGTCACCATAGGTGCGAGATAGTTCATTGGTTCTAAGTTCTATATGGTTATAAGTTAGTGCATCGTTTTTGGGGCTACCCGTAGCATCATTTTTGAGGCTAGGTGGCTTCATTTTTGGGGCTAGGTAGTTGCATGAATGAGTGCTGGCCGTGTGAACGTGATAAAGGTTTGAAGTCCAGTCCCCAGTATCGTTTTTGCGCTTGATATAACAGATTGCACCAATAACAATAAGTTCCGCTTTTGCTCTATCAACTGTCGCAATCGATGAACCCATCTGATCTGCAAGTTTCTTGCGTGACCAGTAACTTGTGCCGCGCTTATTGTCACCGTTCTTGCGCAGCACTAGATAAAGTTTGATCGCCGTAGCTGAAACATTTGACTCGAATACCCAATTTGGTATCTGTTGAAATGGTAAAGGCTCAACGTGTATTTCCTCGTTGTCCATTAAAGGTTCTCTTGCAGTTCTACCTTTGACCACTTCAAGCGCAACGCATCTACAACTGCTTGACGTTCCATGTCCGGCAGGTTAGCGATCTCGTCAAGGCTAACTTCTACCATTTCAGAACCGCACAAGAACTCCAGAACGGCTACAAGAACCAACTGATGTTCATCGAACTCTGGTTCGTCTATGTTGTCCACGACTTCCCAAACCTTTGCCCAATCAACCGGGGTAACGGCATCGTGATTTTGAAACAATTTGTGGTCTGTCATCCATGTTGTTTGAATTAGCTGCTCGCTTGGTGTTTTCATTGCTTTGCTCCTGTCATTAGTTCTATTGCCGATCTAATTACTTGACTTACGTTTGCGTTGTGTTGATGCGCCCATTGTCTAACTGCAAGCATCTGCTCGTTGTTAAGTCGTAGCGCGATCAGGTTGTCTTTATTTTCTTTCTCGTCAGCCATTGCTAACCCTTTCTATGTGTGTATAACACTAAGGCAACTTATGGATAAATACAAGTAGGCAAAAGTAAACGCCACCTGACAAAGCATAAGCAGGTGGCGTTTACGGTCTCTTGTTTGAGACTAGATTTGCGCAAGCCTTGCCAGTCTAGCGCGAAGATGCGCCAAATAAACAATTGCATCATCTAGTTCTTCAAGCGTTTCTTGTAGCACCTGACCACCAGACTTTGTTTCAATTGACTGTTCGTTACCGAGCGAATACTGCTGGTCACCTGTTCCAACAATGCGCGAACGTAACGACTCAACGCAGGCCGTAACTTGGTCAGCTAGTTCTTCACTTGTCAATTTCCATCACCTCGTAACACTTGCGACATTCAACAACTGAATAAGTTGTAAACTGCAATTCGATCCAAACGTGCTTACAAAATTTTGAGGTCATCCCATTTCCCTTCACCAACTGTTAGTGTGATCATTCCTGCCGGTGCTGCTGCGCCAGTTGAGTTCTCAAACCAAGTTGAACCACCGTCTAACGCAGGTGCTTGCAACCAAGTCTTTCGCCCTGACTGCTCAACGCGCAAGTGATGATAATGACCAGTCAATAACAAAGTTGCTTCACCAATGTCTTGTTGTCCATGCGCCATGTTCTTCCACCAGTCCACAACCTTGCCCCGGCATTGATGACCATGAGCAAGACCGACAACTGTTCCAGCCATATCTAAAGTTACGGTTAATGTGTCGTACTTAGGAAACACAAAACTAACGTGTTTGAAATTAGGATGATCTGCCAACGCATCGGCAACGGCTGAAGCTGCATCTAATGCGAACGAATCTGTGTATGTCGTTGCCATTGAGTTTCCAACGCGCACCGCTTCATCATGATTGCCGGGAACACAAGGCACAACAACACGGTCAGCTAGTGGCGCGAATGTTTTGACCATGTGCAATAGCAAACGGCGATAGACGCGAATCTGTGAAGTTAGGTCTAAGTCTGTTCGCCAGATGTGCTTGCCACCTTGCGAGTTCATCCCTTCGATACAGTCACCAAGTTGCGGTAGATAGATCGTGTCAATCTCGCGGCCTGCCTTGCGGAGTTCTTTGAGTCTGGCAACGGCTAGATCGGTCTTGTGTAATACGTTCTTGATAATGCCTTCAGAACCGTCACCGTCAATCTTTCCAACCTGTGTGTCTGATAACACCACAACATAGGCTACGTTGCTTACAGACCCCTTTACGGGCTTAGAAACGGTATTCTGTGGCTTCCACTTGCCTACAATCTCAAGCAGATCATCTATGGGAACATGGTGTGCGCCTTTTGTAGGCACAAAGTTAGCGCGAAACGACTCAAGCCATTCACCATCCCACCGTTGCCACTTGGAACGCCTTAGTCCTGTGATGCGCCACTTAGCAGGATCAAGTTCAAACTCCGCTAGAAGTTCAGCATGATCAGGTTCATCCCCTGCCGGGCGCGGTACTGATCGCAGAACGCCACCAGTTGAATCGTATTCAATGCCGGGTTCAAACCCTGCTGGAATAGATTTGGCTACGCGTTTTCGTTGTTCGTCATCGCCTAGCTTTGAAAGATCATCTGTAAGGCTCATGGGCAGGTACATCCTAAATCTTTTATGCCGCGATTGCGATGTCTAGCGATTGTGTGGCGGCTTATGTCAATGCCGTTCTTGTTCAGAATCTTTGACAGACTTGTTGCTGAATTTTCAATGTCGTTGATTGCTTTGTCTAACGCTTCTGCTTCTTTAGTTGGTAGTTCTCTAAGAGTGCGTTTAACCGCACATTCCGCTGTTACTTTTCTAACCGTTTCTAAATCGTCAAGTAAGGCCACGATGACCACCTTTCGTTTAGGTTAGTTTATGTTATACGAGCGACAGATTGTTGTTTTTTAGCGCGTGTCGCAGGTTGGGTAACCAATTCCTCTATGGAATTAAGACGATAATCAATATCACCAACTCGAACTTCAATGCGGTTTACGGTATGCGCTACATCTGCAAGCGACTTGCCACCATTTGTATTTGGGTGAATTGGATACGTTGCCTGATCTATGTAAAGTTTGATCGGCTTAAGGATCGCCCACTTGATAAACATTCCGACAAGTAACGCGATTGCGCTTATTGCGCCAGCGTATTGACCTAGTTGCAAGATTCCCATGAGTTACTTTGCAAGGATCGCGGCAGGGTTTAGACCGCCACCTTTAACCCAATGAGATTGAGCTTGAAGTTCCATGTGTAGATGTGGCCCGGTGGCATTGCCTTCAGAACCAACGTGCGCGATTACTTGACCAGTTTTAACTACTTGCCCAACCTTGACTAGGTACTCGGAACAATGAGCAAACAACAAATAGCCTTCAGCTACTTTTAACAGAACTGAATGCTGACCGAATGCCTTACCCCAAACTTGACCAACGGAAACGATAGTTCCGGCACAAGGAGCAAGAATGTTAGTTCCAACTGGTGCAGCGAAATCTACGCCTTCATGCCTTTTACTTGACCAGCGACTACCTTTAACACCAAATGGCGTACTAATCGGATGACCTTTAACTGGTAATGCCATAACTATTCCTTAACCCCAAAGCGATCATCGGCTGGATTCAACGCATTAACCAAAACAGGAAGCGAAGAAACAAGAGCGATAGCAAGAGCAGGATGAATACCAAGACTATCGATATTAAGAATAAGCCAACCAAGAATGCCTGCAACGAATACTCGCAGAAAGGATGCAACTGGACTTTTAGCAAACCAAATTTGAAACTGTTTCATAATGTCAGTTTAACTTATGACTTCTTCGACTGCATCGGATTCAGAGTGGCAGATTGAACATAAAACTGGATTAGTCACGTCACTTAAATAAACGGGATTAGTTTTATTTATGCACTCATCTGTTGAGCAAGTAAAGATCCACATTGTTACGCCGCTTCATAGGTAAGTGAAAAATTAAATTGATCGCCAATAGTCCAAAGTGCTGGAGTTGAAGCATCGATACCAGAACGTCTTAAATAAGTAGAAGAAGCATCCATAGCGAATAAAGTAAGTGTTGTTGTCGATGATACATAACCCCAAACTAAGGCAGTATTTACACCGGCACAAACTGCAAAACCAGTGGTGGTGCTATTTAGTGTATTTGAATTTGTTGATGCTGTCACCGGCAAACTTACGTTTAGCGTTGCACCTTTCGTAGTCGTACTTCCTAAAACAAATTTTCCACGAACATGAACTGTCTTTCCAACTTGTATATAGTCAGCAGTCCATATTCCATTGCCATTAGCCCAACCACCTGAAAGAGTAGGTGCCCAAGTTTTCCACGCACCAAAAGATAAACCAGCTGTCCACGCAGAACCGTTGTAATAAGTTAGATCATCAAGATCGGTTTGAACAGAAACCATGCCTTCAGTTGGTGATGAAATGGCAGTCGAACGTGCAGCAGTTCCGGCAAAGACCATAACTGTCTGATCTTGTAAATAATCTTGAACCTGTGATGCCGTTAGAACGTCACCAGCGGTAAAAACTTTACGCCCTGCGCCTGCCATAATTACTCCTTGTGTTTATTAGATTCTATCTTAGTAAGCTAGAACGCCTGTATTGAGCAAGCCATAAGTTGTGTCATTGAGAATGAACGGATAGAAAGCAATTGACGCAAAATAGTAAGTAACTTCATGCTGATCAATTTCGACTCTATGTTGAATACCAATAATGATTGCATTCTGTGAAATAACGCTTCCGACCTTGTTTGGTGTAAACCTGATTTTCGCAGTATCACCAATTTCCGCTTTAACTAACTTGGCAACTTCATCAGAATTCTTGTCATGCAAATTGATCGTAACTTCATTTATGCGTAGTTCAGGTTGGTCATACAAACCAACTAAATATTGCGCTAGAAGTAATGCTTCTGCATCGCTTTGCATGAGAACACCTGAAATGTTTAACGCAGAGACTCCATAAAGATTTTGAGATGCAACCGAATCTGAAGTTTGTGATGTTCCATTGAGTCGCTGAACTGACACTCGATTGTAAAAATTTTCTGATCCATAAAGAACGGCAATGTTTGTGTATTTGATTCCACCAGCAGTTGAATCATCTGCAAAGGTTATTTCAGTTGCGGAAGGAACGGTTACACGATTTTTAAAAGTGATCGCGCCAGACCTGTTGATAAATAGCATTCCATTTTCTGAAGTTTCAACAAGTTGCAAATAGCCCAAAGCATTTTCATTATCTGGAATTACGTCAGCCTGTAAAGTTGTTAGTCCTGTTTGAATGGAACGATTAGCAATAGGCCAAGCAACTTCTGGTTTGCTTAAGATCGTGTTGATTCTTGTCGAAGATAATTCGATACTATTTGAAGATACATTCAATTCAGCAGCAGCCAAAAGCATAAAACCATCTAGCGCAGAAACGCTTGCATAAGACTTACCTGAAAGGTCGTAGCTGAAATCCCAATCATCAATGTACCCGGTAAAGATTCGATTGCCATTAGTTTCAATTACTATTTGTTTTCTTGGCACAATGTTGCCGTAGTAGATACTGGCGGTGTTGAATGGATCAAAGATTCTAGAATCGTTATGTAGAACTACGTTCAAAGTTGCAGCGGTGTAGCGATCTAACTCGCGCGACTTTCCACGATTGATAGAAACCGAAGCAACGTATTTAGTAACATCGGTAAGAATGTTACCGCTTAAGACATAACTGGAATTAAGAAGTCCTTTAGTCGTGTCATTAAGCGTAAAAAAATTACCGCCTTGTGCAGATAAGTCAAAGGCAATAAAAACCTTAGTTTGTGGTACTGCCATTACGCACTCAAAAAGACAGGGCCGCTAACGCGTTCATACTTCTTGATTGCATCAACAATGTCACGCCCGATAGTTGTTCCGTTCGCACCCATGCCGGCATTGACCGTTAAGTTAATTGTTGCGCCATTTCCAGTTTTGCTTGGTGGCGCAACTACGGCTTGTGAATTTCCAATTATTTTGTTTAGTTCTGTTACTTGACCTGATGTTAATGAACCTTTATTTATTGCGCTTTGCAATGGTTTAGGTAGCGCAGCCATGCCACCAGAAATTATGAAGCCAGCCTTTTTAATGCTTGCAATAATTCCATCAACCATTGCTTGACCTTGTGTTACACCTGCTGAATAGAACTTGTCCGCGCCTGACTTTGCCAAACCTTTAGCAGCATCTTCAACGCTCTTTGTTAAATCATTCGCAGTTTTAATTGCTCCTGCGCCACCGGCAATAAGTTCATTAGCGATTGCTGTTCCAGCATCTGATCCAGCAGCAATTACTTGATCTATGCCTGATTGAGAAAGACCCATTGCAATTAAAGTTTTTACTTTGCTTGCAAAGTTTGTAGCCGCATCTGCTTGTTCTTTCAAACTTTCCAAAAATGTTTTCTTGTTTGCAGTAGCATCTGCATTTTGTTTTTGTGCAGTTGTTAAATCATCTAATGCTTTTCGTGTCTTATCAATATCGCCAGACCTTAGAGCATCAACGTAATTATTTTGAGCATCTGTTAAATTTTTAGCAGCATCTTTAGCATTTTTTTGACTATCTATAAATCCTGTTAAGGCATTGGTGAAAGAGAATTGACCAGTTATCGCACTAACAATGCCATCGTAATAATCTTTGAATGCTTGTTTAGCATCTTTTAATTTGTCACGCGCAGCAGTTAATTTATCGTTCATCTTTGTTAATGCAGCAGTTGCAAGTTTAGAAGCAGCAGAAACTACCTTAGCCATCTCTTTAGCAGCGGCAGCGGCAGCATCAGCGGCAGCCTTAGAAGCATCAGCAATTTTCTTTTGAGAAGCAGTTATTGAATCGGCAGAAGCCTTAGCTGCATTTTCAGCATCTTTTTGAGCCTTGAGATCATAATTAATTTTTGATCTTGGAATCAATCTATTGTTTTCTAAAGTATCGCTGGCGTGTCTGGCAGCAGTGCTAATTTCATCCATTTTTATAACTACACGATTGGCAGCAGCTTCCATAGTTTGAAATCTGCTTGTTCCTGTTTTGCCAAGAATAACTACGTCATCTGTTGTGTTATTAGATTGAATCCCCATTTCAATCAATTTGCCGATTATAAGGCCAACACCAATTACCAATAAGCCAATGCCTGAACTTGCCAGCGCACCTTTAATTGAAACACCTAAAACTCTGAATGCACCTGCACCATAAAGAGCAGCAATTCTAAGAGTTGTTAAACCAGCAGTTATTGCAGCAATGATTGGTGGAGCAACTGCAAAAGCAACAATTGCAATTTTGATTCCTATTAACGCAAAGATAACTTCTTTAACGACTTTCGCCATTCCAGATAGACCGTTGATCGCATTAGCAATTTCTATGCCCAATTGTTTGAATCCACCATTGGCAACACGTTCAATAGCAGGCATGACATTTTGTAAAAAGTAATCTACAAGATTTGTTAATACTGGAATTAACTTGCCGCCGATAGTTTCTTTAGCTTCAGAAAGTCTTTGCCCAAGAATTGCCATCTTGCCTTCAAAAGTTCCGGCTGCAACTTGAGCCTGACCACCAAATAAAGTAGTTAAGTATTCCTGAACTTTTGCAAAGTCTTTGGATTTTTTAATGTTCTGTGGAATGACAATGCCTAAACGCTGTAAGGCTGTAAATTGTCCGCCCTGTGCTTTGGCTAAGGCTATTGAAATACTTTCTAAATCTCTACCGCTTCCAGCAGAAACGTCTAAACCAAGTTTCAGTAATCCTTGAGCCTTTGAAACATCGCCAGTTGCCCGAACTAAAGTTTCTAATGCGGGGCGAAGTTTTGTATCTGCAACACCAGTTGCGAACTGTTGCGCTGTTATAAACTGTTCAACTGCCGCGGTTTGTGCTTTTGTTGCACCTGTTACGTTTTGCAAAGTCTTTGCAAGTTTTAGTTGCGCTCTTTGATCTTCAGCGGCAGCTTTGACAGAATCGTATCCAAACTTTCCAACGGCAACACCTAATCCAGCAAAAGCAATAGTTGCTGTTTTGGCAGTTCCACTTAAACCCTTGAATGCACGTTGAGCCTTATTGATTCCAGCAGGATCAAACGTGGACAGAATAGGAACGATAATAGCCATGAAGCAACCTATCCTTTAAGTTTTCGATTGTATTCTTGTTGCAGTTTCTTAATTGTACCGCGCACTACATTTTCAATTTGAGGTATTTCACGCAAGGCAGCAGGATAGACATACCTTGAAGCCTGACCAGATGAATTGAGTTTGCGAATCATTGCCTGTCCAGCGCGTGTCTTACCTTTGCGTTTTCTTCCTGCAATATCCGCAATTTGAAATGCGGCTGAACCTTGTGAGTTCTTACCTTGTGACCCGGCAACAATTGAAACTAATGATGTGCCTTTGCGTTCTGCTTTTTTACTAAAGTTAGTTTTGACTGTCACCTTAACGCCAGCAGGTTTCCATGCGGTTCTGCCGTTGTGAACCATTCCGCGCAATGGTGATTCAGTTGGAATGTTTTTCTTAACGGCATCAGCTACTGGCTTTGCGCCTGTTCTTAAATCTTTACGCGCACGTTTAACTAGATCGTTGTCTATTGTCTTAAGAGTTTTAACAACTTCAGCGATACCCGTAATCTTTACATCAAGCATTATGTCCCCTGACTATTGCGCCAGCGCAGATACATTCCCAACGTATAAAGCATACGTTCAGATTCCTGCATTAAAACTGATGGAGCAATACCAGTTTCAACTGCAAGATAAGCCAAATACCAATGTTGGGATGAGTCACCCAACCCGATTATTTTGGGTCTTGTTCACTCGCTTCGATTGTTTCAACGTCATCGCACCATTCTTCAAAACTTTTCTTAGTCTTGCCGAATCGATGTAGCCAATGCCATGCCAACCAAAGTAGATCAGTTATGCGAAAGTCTGATTCAAGCGATGCAACAGACTTGGTGAACTTGTCCTCAAAAGCAACAAGGTCACGAGCAGTTGCAGAAACTTCTTCAACGCTTTCGTCATTAAAAGTTACGCGCAGGTTTACTTTCATTTGTTAGACCGTACCGCGTGTAACAGTTCCGCTTGTTGGCCAAGTAACGCTGAATGTTGCTAGATCGCCAACAGATGAAGCGTGTGGACTGTATGAGTTCACTAGGCATAATGCGGTATAACTTGGGTTTGTTGCAGATACTGATGAAGAAGTTGGAACGATAACAACTGTTGCAAGCGTGTTGAACAATGGGAATAGAGTTGCATCAATAGATGATGCGCCAAAATCCTGCATGAACTGAAGTGTTAATGAACCAGTCTTAAGTCCACCAATGCGTTCGCGGAAAGTTCCACCGAATGCAGTTGTTTCTAAATCATCGGATGATAAAGCCAATTCAACTTGATTAAGTGAAGTCGAAAAGTTTGTGCCGTTAATGGTCACCTTGTAATCGGTAGCTGCGAATTTCGCCATGCTGTTTTGCTCCTAGTCTGCGTAGCAGAGAACTACGAACTCTGCCGATAAATAGTTTACCTCACCAACAATTAGTTCCCCGTAGTTACGCATATCCGTAACTCTTAGATCGAACGCTTTGCCAGCAAGAGTCTTATCTGATTCTATCGCTAGTTTGATACTGTTAGCCCCGGTACTTGAGCAGTAAGAATCTATTGCGCTTTGACCAGATCGTTCTGACACTTTGCCAACAATTACTTGAACGGCGAATGTGTAGGTTTGCATTCCTCTATGAAATGTTTCGTCATAGTTAAGTGATACCGGAAAGACAATTGCAACTGGTGGGTTTATGTTGTCTGGCTGATAATCAGAAACTCTTAAACCGTTGATAGTTGCAAGGTTAGTTTTGATTCCAATGCGTAGTTCTGAAATCGAAGCCATTAGACCAAGTTACGCATTCTGCGATACGGAGCAACAAGTTGCTCAACGTCTGGATCAAGATAACGACTAACTCGCATTGCGCCCATGTCACCAAATCCAGCTATGCCCAATGGACTATCTAAACGCTTAAAGATTCTGCTTGCCTGAATGACGCAGGCTTGAGTAATTGAAGTTGGAACGGCAGGCCAACCAAATACTCCAGTTACCTTAACCAAAGCATCACCGCCTTGAATTGGGAACAGATAGTTTTGAACTGCACGAATGCGTGTATAGGGAACAACTAAGCCATCAACAACACCGTTAGTTGGTTCTAGCTGGTAGTCACCAACTGCCCATGTAACGTCAAAGTTTCTTTGTGCATTAGATGAACTTTGAAGCGTTAGCGCAGTTCCAGCAAGATCATCAATTTCACAAACAAAAGATTCATCTGCGGTGAAGTAGCGTGTAGCAGTTCCCGATGAATAGAAGTATCGCCCGGCATGACCATCAATAGCGCGAGAAGCAGATTCAACCGCCATTTCTAATAACGAATCATCAACGCTATCTTGAATGCGAGCTGCTGCCTTGATTTGGGCAAGTGTGCAATAGCCATTTGTAATTGCCAAAGTAACTCCTAAGTCTTGTTTATTCTACCAAGCCAAAAGATAGATAACTCACAAACCTAGTTCTGATCTGACTTGTTGTATGTGCGCTTTGCCAATTGAATCATGCTCTGATGGTCTGCCTATTCCACTCATTGTTACTCTGCCGTATCCAATGTCATAAATACATCGAATAGTTGTAGCGTGAAATGGTTTTGCTCCAGCTGCCACGCAACGAATGTAAAGTTCCCAATCATCAAAAATCGCGCCTTTAGTATGTCCACCAGTTCGTTGAAATAACTCACGTTTGATCGGAGCGGAACCTGGGCAGGTCATTTGGCTAGGTATCAATTCAGGAATCCATCGGCCTTCCATAATTGATCCATCATGCTTGAACTGCAACTTGTCAATGTAAATGTCGCAACCTTCTGCATCTGCTTGATCTAGTTCATCAAATGCACCGGGCAGATAACAATCATCAACACCAATAAGTGAGAACCAATCGGCAGTTTGTTCTGTTTGGATTTTAAGCATGAAGTCTGCAAACTCGCCTTGCATCTCAATAATCTTTGTGATCTTTTTATACTCTTGTGGAATTGTTGAATGCACTAATTCTTTATTTTGTGAATCGTGCGCAAAAACTATTGAATCTGGTTGTCTTTTGAGTGATTGAACACCTGTCCAATAGGTAGGTAAAAACTCACTATAAGTTGTACCAAATAAACAAACACCTAACCCAAGTGTTAATGAATCCTTTTTTATTTTTGAACCAATCGCCAAAATGTATCCCCTGCATTATCAATCATGTGTCTTAAGTGGTCTTTGTCTTGCCAATCTTCAATGCTGGTAAGTCCTACGTTCTCGTTCGTATGAATTCTGCAACCTGACAATACGGCTTCCATAACTGCACGACATTCAGATTCAAACGCTAAAGGTAAGTGAACAAACCATTCACACCTTGCCATTGCATCTAAGACTTCATCTCGCGGTACGTTGCTAAGTGCTTTAAATTTGTAACCGCCTTGCGCTGCCCAAATCTCTGCTTTGAGTTTTCCCTTGAGTGGATGACTACGCGCTGCCCATAATGCAAACGGTTGTTTGTCCATATGGTCATAACATTTTGAAGTATCGAAGTAGCTTAGAACTTGCGCGGCCTTTCGTGGTTTAGTCCATGCAAGTTCCCTGCGCAGATGTGCCGGCGTATGCGTTACGAATAAGCGACTGCTACGAATCAATGTGTTTAGTCCTGCGCGTGGTGTTTGTAAGTGATGCACAAAGACAAACGGCTCATGCTTGCTAATCTCGTTCAGCTGCTGATCCGTAAACAAATCCGTTCCAGTTACAACAACAGAATCGAACTGGTGTATGTCATGTGTATCAAAAGTTTCTGGCGTGACGATTTGTATATCAAAACCTAGCGGTGCTTGAAGTCGGTATTCGTAGTCAGACATTTCCGCCCCACCTGCAAACCTGCCAGAGAACAGTCCATTGAGTGCCGATTCCTGCCCCGTAGAAGCATTGTAAGCCACGTTCGACACGTTCTCTATGTGATGGGTGTACCAACCTATTTTCACGCCGTAGGCCGTTCTGTACCTTTAGCCCCTATAACCTCTATTGCAGGTTTCCAGTATGCGTTAAACACTATGTCTGCGCTATACGCCTTTGCAAAATCTTGCGCCTTTTGTGAGCGACCTCTGCCACGCTGATACGCCTGTTCCAGCGCATCGACAATGCCGGGAACGCTAGGCATATGAAACCACGCTGATTGCGGCGCATCCCATAAAGGCTGACCATCAACTAGCCAACCATCGCCAACGAGTTCTGTCGAAGCTGCAAAGTCTGAAACGATTACTGGAGTTCCGCAGGCTTGCGCTTCTACCGTTGGAACTCCAAAGCCTTCGCCGTAGCTAGTGGCAAGTAAAACATCCATTGCCGTATAAAGAGTTGCTAAAGTCGATTGATCTATTCCTGTTCTAAGTAGATATGGATCAACGAACGAATACTGGTGTTCTTTGATTCCACAAGATAAGATCAGTTCTTGAAGTTTGATTCCACCCAATGAACCACTTGCGTCTGTGTGCAGATAAAGAACAACGTCATCGTGCATCTGCGCAAAGATACTAAACGCTAGAATGTTCTCACCAAAAGCCTTGCGGTTAGGTGACACGCCTTTGTTAGCCGCGTTCATTCCAACAATAAATACATCATCACTAGCACCAATGAAATCTCTGCCAGTAACTCCCTTATGTCGCTTCATGGGTTTGAATGCAGAATCAATAGCGTGTGGAATGTATAACGCTTCAATTCCTACGTTCTCTAACATTGCTTGCCCGTACTGACTCATGGCAATTGGAGTTACAAATTCTTGTCTGCACCATGAAGCAACTGCTGGCGGTGCTGGAATGTGATCAACTGGAACCCAACTAGCAACGTTCCAATCTGACCATCGTTTGCCTTTAAGAACCCAAACGTCATAAAGCGTAAACAAGATGTGATTCTGATTTTTATTATGTTCTGTCCAATTAAACATATGAGCAGGAATAACGTCATTGGAATACATATCTGCACCGCGCTGATAAATCGGGATTCCGTTCCAGTCGCTGTTGCTTCCCTCTAGACCGTAGTTGTTAAAGACTGCAACATTGTGACCCATTGCTTTCATACGGCTAGTGACTTGAGCAGTTGCTACGCCATAACCCGTATTAGCCCACGGTGCGTTTGATACCCAACCAATACATAAAGAATCCTGCACAGATAATCCTTTGTTCGCAGTTAGTAGAAACTTATCTTAAAACCTACCTAAACAAAAGCAGAACCCCACCAAGCCTGCGCTCCCGGTGGGGTTCTACGTTTAGTGTTTCCGAATTAGGAAGCAGCTCCAGCGAAATACTTAACGTGTGACGTTTGTGGCAAGTTGCCATCCACGCGGAAAGTAGCTCTGAAGGTGATTAGGTCATTCTGGAATGCGTAATCATCTGAACGATCCAAACGAATGCCACCAACAGAACGAACATAGTAGCTAGGTAGGTGTCCGAAGATAACCGACTTTGCACTTGTTGCTGCGTTTGCCATTGCTGGGTTTTCGTAGATTGGGTAACCAAGAAGCAAGTCACGAGCTTCAGCGGTTAGTGATGGGCTGAACAGGTAGTTGCCAACGCTGTCCTTCAATTTACGAACGCGACCAATGGTTTGTCCGTTCATCTGCCAACCAGTTCCCGGCATTGTGCGACCTGCAACATCGACAGAGTAAACCAAGTCGATTAGGTTGTCTGCGGTGAACACACCAGCAACACCAGTTCCACCGGTGATGCCTGAACCTGCTGCGGTTACGATGCCTGTTGGCTGTACCGTTCCAGTTCCAGTTGTTAGTGCGGTATTGACTGCATAGCCAAGTGAGTTACCAACCTGTGATGCAAGGAATCCAAGAATGTCCACGCCTGCATCAGAAACCATTTCGCGGCTGATCTGTGTTAGGAATGAATACTTGTAAGCACTCAAAGTAGTAAAGCTATTGAAAGCCATGTCAGACTCACCAATTAGTGCTGCTTCACTAGTTACAGTTCCAACGGAACGAGATGCAAGTGAAGGAATCTGCAAGTTCTCGCCGCCAGTGGTATTGATTGTTGTTGAAGTTTCCAACATTGGGCCTACATAACGTGCAATTTCAATTACGTTGTTGTAAAAACTGGTAGGTACGGGTGCGCCAGTATTCGACTTTAGAATGTCGCGCTTTTCAAATGAAAGTGAACGAACATCACCAAGAGCAAGCGAACGAATCATTTCTGCTTCGTCTGTGCCACGAGTTTCCGTGTTTGCCTGTGCTTCAAATCCAGCCATTGCTTCAGCGGCGCGAGTTTCGCGTTCTACTGATGCCTTGATGGTGTCGATTGTTGCAGCACGCTGATCAAGATCAGACATGATGCGATCATAAGTTTGATTTTCTTCTGCGGATAGATCGCGCTTTTCAGCTGCTGCTGAGTCAAGAAGAGCCTTTGCTTCTTCCCAAGCCTTTGCACGAGCTTCCACTTGCTGACGAATGTAGTCAGACATAGTTACTCCTAAAGTGTTTGATTGGATTGGACTTACATTTTCTGCGTGGCTCCACGACAGTTGCGCAATAGCGGCTCCGCATAATGCTTATCTAATTATGTCACAAAAAAAAGTTAGACCCACATCCTTTCCCTGATGCAGGTCTAACTAAGAGAAAGTTTAGAACGCTTTAAGCATTAGATCAAGTTGCTTACGCTTGATCTCAAGTAGATCGTTCTGATTAGGAACATCTGCCCGTAGCTTTGAAACAACTTCGCTAATCAAATTCGCATGATCGGCTTCTAAAGTTTCGCCTGCTTCTAGTCGTGTGATCGCATCGCTTAAGGCATCTACATCTACGGCAGTACGAGTTGCAAGAATGTCTAATGAACGAACGCTTGCAGTTGTCGCTTCGTAAGCAGGGAATCCAGTCACAATAGAAACTTCATGCAAACGAACTTGATGGAGTTCGCGTGTGTTTCCATCTTGACTCCATGAATCACCTTTAGGTGGAACGCTAAAGCCAAATGACATTGAAGAAACATCGCCACGCTTCATAAGTACCGATAGATCGCGCCCGGAAGTCGTGTCTGGTAGATCGGCAGTTGCAAGTAATCCGCGTGAATCTTCAGTTAGTCGTAAAGTTCCAGCGCGAGTTGAACCTAAAACTACGTCTGTGTTGTGGTTCATAAACAGTTTGATTTCGTTTCGAGATTTTAACGAACGCTTAAATGCACCTTCTTTGATTACTTCAGTAAACGGCAACGGCTCACTAGGACTATTGAATACGGCTGCGTATCCTGTAAAACTCATACCATCGATTGATGCTTCAGCTGCGCGAATGTCAAACTCAACATTATTAACGCGGCGTTCTACTGTAGTTTCCATTGACTGCCCTTCTTTACTTCTTAAGTTTAACGTGACTGATTTCCAACGTGCATTCATTTCATTAACTGTTTCAGTCATTGATTCTTGTATGCCTAAGTAACTTTCAGGAATAACCCAAAGTTTGCAGATCGCTTCAGGCTCAATCATGCCTTCGACTATCTGACATTGTTGCGCGTTTTCATTGTAAAAAATGCAGTTGTTACAAATTAGTCCATCAGCCTTAAAAGGATTGTTAGCCGCTGGCGCGTAGTGCGCTCCATCTGCATCTGTTGATTGGTTATACATTCCGTATTCCAAAGCAACATTGGCTTGATTCTCTGCTTGTTCTTGCTGGCGATCATTAAGCAAATCCCATTCGCCTACATCGCGGATTTCATAACCAGTCATTTTGTTACTCCTATTTGCTTGATCAAGTTTAACGCGATCAGAAACTGCTTGTGCATAATCTAAGGTTCGTTGTGCTTGTCTGCGGTTTGATCCTGAACCCCAAAGTAAATGAGCAACCACACCCGGTGATGGGTAGTTAGGTGAAGTTGGATCGGCATCTAGTGAATCTAGATCGCCAATGTGTCGCGCAATCCAAGCTGCAAGTCGAACCCATTTATCATCTGAAACTTTGCCATCTGCCATCAATCGTGCTTCGCGTATGGTTCTTTCAACTAAACCTTGACCACCTTTGCCCTCTGCGTAGTAGGCAAGACCACGCCTAGCGTTGGCTCTCATGTAAGCAGGAGCATCTTGATTTACTGCGCGAGATTCTAGGCTTCGCATTGACTCTAGTTCTGATGGATGAATTGACTTAATGCCTAATGCTTCAAATGCCTTGCGATTGGCTTCATCATTATCAATGGCTAGAACAATGTCATAACGAGTAAGTAATCTTTTGGCTATTGATGCTTTCCATTCTGGCGTTGGCTGATCAACATCTTTCATGAATAGCGCGGTGTAATTAACTCCAAATTCATCTAGTTGCTTTACAGTTTCTTCACGTTGCGCAACTGGTCTAGCAGTAACAATCATCTTGCGCCCATCCATAGCGTTTATGGCATCTATAACGCCTTGCATGGGTTTGCCGAAGTGAATCAAAGTATCGTCAATGTCCACGATTATTGCCTTTGGATCACCAACTGCGCGAGTCATGTCTTGAATCAAAGTTTCATTTTGTGCTTGTGGTAACTGCTCAAGTTTCGTTAATGGTGCTAATCGCTTCATCACGAATAGTTGTGTATCTTGCAGACCCCCGTTAAACATTTCATAAACCTGAATACTTGCAACTGGTGATTCTTGCGTTGCGATCATCTGACCGCCTGTTGGAGTATTGACTTGACCAAAAGTTGAGATGAAAGTTATTTCACCATATAAAGTATTTCCAGTTTCATCCCATGAAACATAATCGCCAACTACTAATTCATAAAGCAAAGCCCGCATTGAATCTTTGAGTTCGCCACCGGGAACAATCTTTTCAGCTAGGGAAACGGCAACCATCTGATCAATTGCGCCTTGCTTGTTTGCATGGCAACCAACGACTTCACCATCGGCCTTGACAGTTGCCCAACCGTTGCATGAAGTTTCTTTATCTGTGATGAAATACGGCATCAGTCTTGTGTCTGCCTTAACCAAGAAACTTGATGTGATCCAGTTGCGCTAATTGCGTGTAACGCTTCGCCCGGATTCATAATAAGTTCAATGCTATCTAACTTCATCAAACGCAAACCGTTAGTAGTTGTAACTGAACCATTGCCTAAAAATAGATCATTCGTATTGTCGTTATTGTGAACGTGCAAACGAGATGGACTCGTTGAGATTCCATCTATCGCAGTCGCTGAAGTTGTGACTAATAGCTGACCTGAAGTTATAGCCATGATTAACCCAGTAAATCTAGTTCTTCTTGGTGAACAGTAATTGCAGTTTCAAGCGTGACCAATGCAGCCATTGACGATGCAACCGATTCAGCATCGTTGATTTTTTCAGCGATCTGACGGTTAAGTTCATGCTGAT